CTTTCAGCAATACTTAATATTGTATTTAATGGCATATCTTGTCCTTATCTTGACATTGGCAAACTGCGACTAGCACTCATATTTGCCGACCATACCGCTTGTTTATTTCTAGCCAAAAATTGTGCCGCACTTTGCGTATCAATTGCCTGCATATTTTGTACTACTGTACCATTATAAACTGTTTGTGGTTGATTACCCATCATTGCTGAAAGTGCGTGATTTGGAACGATAGTTCCTGCGGTTCTAGGAACAAACAATTCTGCACCTCTTTCGCCTACCAAACTTGGCACGCCAACTGGGGGATTCCCACCATCTGCAAATCCGCTAGTTCCCATAGCATATAAATCATCAAAACTTAATCCAGCTTCAGGCATTCCGCCACCACCTATTAATGATTTTCCTAGTCCAAGCAATTGACCAAAAAACCCTGAAGCTTGTGCTTGCAATTGCATCTTTAATAAATCTTTTATCATTGATGAAATTAAACTTGAAAATGATATTTTTCCTGTTTCAACAAAAGTATCAAGTGCGCTTGTCATGCTTGATGCCATACTATTGAATGCGCCTGCGCCTAATGCCGCTGAATCTTTTATTTTTTCTGAGTAGTTAGATAATGCTTTATCCCATCCAGCTTGAAATGTATTAGCGGCTCTTGTGTTTGTTTCTTGTGCGTCAACAACTGCAATTTTTGCATTTTTGATATTATCCAAATCTGTAGGTGACATATATGGATTTTCTTTTTTAATTCTTATCATTTCTTTTTCAATATCAAATAACGCCATTGCTTTAGCGATTTGTGTATCAGATTGACCAATTAATGTTGTTGAATAATCTAGCCTTTCTTTTTCTAATTGTGCAGTTTCAACTTGTATTTGATATGTTTCAGCTTGTTTAATTGCCATTTGTGCAACATCTTTTGACCTTTGTGCGCTAGCGGCTTTATCTTCCTCTGCTTCAGCTTTAATTTTTGCAATTGCTTCTTGGCGTAATTTTTCTTTTTGTTCAGCAAAGTCTAATGATTTGGCATCTGCTATTAAACGCTTTCCTAATTCCGTATTTTGTAAACCAACATATTTACCGCCTTCTTTAAACTCAATAGCAACTTTGCTTTCATTAGTTTGTACTTGACCAATAAGTTCTATTTGTCTTTCAAGCTCTAAAGATTGTTGGTACATTCCATCGCGTAGTTTTTGTGCGGCTTTTCTTCGTTTTTCTTCTTCATCTGATACAGCAATAGGGCGTACTGGTGAATTTCCAGCAGTAAGGTTGGGCTTGTAATCCCAATTTGTGTCCATTGGCGTGTAATGTGATGTTTCTGCTTGTTTTTTGGCTTCCTCAACTTCTTTGCCCATGCCTAAACCAGCAAGCAACTTTTGATGCCATCCCATATTTGCATCTACTGACGCTTGAGCCAAACCTAATCTGTTTTGATGTCTTTCTTTTTCAAGTTTTTGAGAATTTTCTGAAAGAAATTTATAGAATTTATCAGCGGCTTCTATTGCTTTTTCAAATGGGTCTGCTAGATTATTAGCTAAATCTATTTTAATTTTTTGAGATAATCTATCAAGCGCGTCAACTGAATTGCCAATTTTAGTAAATGCCGCATCTGAACCATTCATTGTTCCATTTATTTTTTCAAACTCAGCATTTAAACCAATAATGTCAACGCCTTTCATTGACTTGCCAAGCAAATCAAAAGCCATTGCATTGCGATGAACAGAATCAGGAATTTTTGCTAGACCCTCTATTGTTTTTCGCAATAAATCTTCTTCGCTTAAATTACCTAAATCCTCAAGTGACACTCCTAATTCTGCAAATTTATCACGAGTTTTTTGTGAGCCTTGTGCCGCGTCATCTATTTTGTTTGTAAGGGATGCAATTAATTTAGTGGCATTTTCTGCTTTTCCACCATTTGTTGAAAGTGCTTGTGAAAATTCAAGAACTGTAGAAACTGCCAAATCATTTGCTTTAGCTATGTCATTAATGCCGTCTGCAAATGTTATTGCTTGATATGATGCTGTGACTAAAGCTGTGCCTACTGCCGCAAGAGTTGCTCCAGCGGCTACAGATGAAGCTCCAAACTTCTTTAAATCATTATCAGCTTTTCCAAGACCAGCAGTAAATTCGGCTGAATCCAAACCTAATACAACTGCAAGCCTTGAAATTATTGACATGATTATTCCTTCTTAAACTTACTTAAACTGAACCCTTGTGCTTGCGTCATGAATGTCAATAAAGCATCATTTGGGTTGCTTGGTGCGTCTGTATAAATGTATCCATAACTTCTATCTAAAATATTTTTCAATGTATATGGAGTTGATTGTGGTGCTCTAGTGTAATTAAATACTCCAGCAACTAAAGAGCCTAACACAGATAACAACCCTTGATTTCCTATAACTCCATCTGCATACATTACAGTTATTTCATTCATTGTTATTTCATCTAATGCATCAACGCTTTCTTTTGTATGCCCATTAAAGATAAGGGATGCCCTTACTTGCGCCCTTAATGAGCCTGTTACTTTTCCTTGATGTCTTTGTAATCAGGTGAAATTACTTCATTAATTTTATCAACAATTCTTAATTGAATTGGCAAAGGGAATTCTTCATTTACATCGCTATAATCTAAATCATCAAGAGTTTCGCCAGTTTCAGTAATTAATAATTTAATATATTCAACAATTCTATATTGAATAACTGTTTTATTTTTGGCGGCTTCCATCATTGAACGACCATCTACAACAATATCATTATCAAGATATTTAATTGTTTCATCTGCTGTATCTTTTAATTCAACTAATGCTTTTGTCATTTCATCATAATTTTTTTGAATGTCATCTTGATTTGGATTTTTAAAGTATTCATAAATTTTTTCAATTTCACCCACGCTTGGCACGCGAACCTTGAAAGTATGATTACCTAATTCAAATTGGCGCGTCATAATTGAAACGCGGTTGGCTTCATATTTGCTACCTAATGCTACTGATAATTTACTCATTTTGCTGTCTTGCTCCTGTATTGTTCTATCTTTTGTTTTAAAATTGCACCTAATGTTGCCACTACTGCTGAAGTTTGACTTTCCAATGCTGGTCGCATAAATGGTTTTGCAGGCAATTCAGCATTGCCAAATTCTTGTGAAACTGCACGCTTGTCATAAGCAAGACCTTTTTCAGTTAAAAATGCTCTTTTTGCAGTTGACCTTTCTCTGCCTTTTAACCCTTTATTTGCCTGTGAAAATTCTTTTGTAATATGTTTAGGTATAACTCTTGTACTAACCATAGCAATGGCTATATCACTTCTTTTAATGTACTGTGATTTTTTATCACGATTAGTTGGTCTGCGTGCAATTATACCAATTGATTCCTTTAATTTACCTGTATCAATTGGAGCAATCATTCTTGCTACACTTTGTACTCTTTGCATTGCTTCTCTCATGGCTGGCAATAAAATTTTAGATGTTGATTTTTTGTCACCAATTTCAACGGCAAGCAATTCAAATACATCTAAAGTTTCTTTTATTCCAGTTACATGAAATTGTGTTTTTGACATTATCGCACCTTGATGAAAACTTGGTATATAGCATCGTTTAAATCTTTAACATAAGTTACAACTTCTTGTGGTGTCATTTTATCTGCATGATTTTTTGCAATTTCATGAACAAGATTGATTCCCGTCACGCGCTGTTCAGGGAATCCAAACCAATCTTTCTTGTCGCTTGCCATTTTCATCACTAAAAAACCTAGCAAGTCATTGTTGTTTTTAATCTCTGTCATGTCTTATCCTTTAATGCCCCATAGGGCATATTATATTATGAGTTTGACCAGCCGTATTGATTGCCACGCGGATGTACAGTAAACATACATTTGGCTTCTGCACCAACTGCTGGGTCAATTTGGAAGTTACCTACACGACCATTAAAAGCATAAGCTACTGTATTTACGCCATCATAAGCAGAAACAACAAAAGTTCTATCTACTGTGCCATTGTAAGCATCTGCACGAATTTGTAGCAATGCTGTATCTGATGGATTCCATGCCGCAGTAATTGACATTGATGTTGGTG